CCGATCAGCGGGGAGAGTGTATTCAGCGCCGTCTGACCGTACTCCCGAAAAGGCTGAAGCTGTTGTTGCTGCTGATCATACATCTGCTTCTGCATGAGCATCGCAAACAGGTTTCCCTGCGACATTTGCTCGGAACCCTGCTTCGCAGCAGAACTTCCCATCAGCCCAGAGCCGATGCCAAGAATCCCTCCGATCAAGGAGCCAGCGGCGGGGAGAAAGCTCATTAAAGGTGTCCTTTGTTCATCATTTGATCGTCAAGCATTTGACGCGCTGCGTCAAGTCGGAGGGCTTAAAAAAGGTCATTCCGTGGCCGGGAAGTATGTTGCAGGAGAGTTTGGCTTCGCCGAAAGTACAAGCAACGCTGCAGGCTCTTGTGAGCTGTTCAGCAGAACTAGTTCAAGCTTCCCAGAAACCCACCAAACATCACCAGGGAATATCGCTTGAGGCTGACCTCCCTGCGCGCCAATTCCAACCCCCGGCGCGACGTTGAGAGCAACCACGTAGTGTTCGTCAGATTCCAACGCTGGCGCCTGAATCGTGACCCCTGGAGGGACTCCGACCAAGTCCACCTCCCCCAGCGCCTCGCCCTCAATCCGGTTCATCACGCCAAAAATGATCGGGCGGAGCAGCGGAAGGGTGTCGAAGAAAAGCCAATTCTCAACAGAGCCTTGCGGCGTCTTTCCGCGAAGGGTCAGTTTTTCCGGGCACTCTCCGAACTGCCTCAGCACCGAGTTGAAAACCATTCCAGTATCCAGCCCTCCAGCGATCTTCTGCATAACTTGCATTTCGGCTCCTTAATCTTTTCGAATCCAGATCATTCCAACAGGGAGAACTGGAAGTCCGACCGTCGTGTCTTCTGTCCATCCTTGTGGAGCGTCAGTCCCGACATAAATCTGCATCATTCCGGAGATGTTTGCCGCTGCGAAGAGAAGAGCAAACTGACGTTGCCAAGATTGCGTGATTAGTCCAGTCTCTGGCTGTGCCAGCGGTGCATTTGAGTTCGGAATTGTCGGAATCTGAACCACAGCACCACCTATGGGTTGAGCGGAATCGCGTCAAGATACGCGCCGTTCAGTGCGACAGCACAATCCTCAGACCAGAACAGTTCATAGACACGATCTCGGGCCTGTCCAAGGTCTCGCCAGCTTGGCACACTCTGATACTCACCTGTCGCGCCAAGCGGCATCTGCATCGGCCCACCTTCCCAACTTTGCCCCCGAGTGTTGCTCCACCGGAGGGAGATCATCGGCATCCTTGCAGGGGCACCAGGGCCGAAGTTCCACGGAGGTTGAGTCAGATTTCCCTTCCCAGCCGTAATCGTCCCTACCTCAATATCCGCCATGAACCTTTGATGATAGATCGCGTTTCCTCCAGCCACACTGTGGGGAAAACCTCGCCGGCGAACAATCGGGACTCCATCATCCGTGTAGGCGTCTTCCGACCAGGCGTAGAGTCGGCCGTTCTGATAGTCTCCCACCACATTCCGGCCGTATGCGAACGCCGTGCAGTTCGCGCGGATTCGGTTCTCCTTCCCGTTCTGGTCAGTCCAGGTCCGCTCATGCCACATCTTTGTGGACAGATCATAGACCCAAGTCTTATTCGCAGTCGGGAAAGTTAGGACATAGAAGACGTGGTTCCCCTGCTGGTAAACAAAACCAATCGCGTCTGAAATGTCCTCGTAACGGGAAATCTCATACGAGATGGCAGGAGTCATGATGTTCGTAACTTGATAGTTCGACCCCATCAAGGCGAGGGCTTCGCCGTTGTTATCCTGACTGAGCCAGAAGATCATCAAGTCATACGCCGCGATTGAGTACTTCGCGACACAACCATGCTGGATGAACACCCCAGGGATTCGTTGGAAAGGAAGGCCAGCAGAACCGACGTTTGACCAAATTTCTGTCGTGCGCTGGCCGATCAGCCAGGTGTCAAGGTGATTGACGATCAGGCCCACGAGTTTGTCCGCAGCACCAGTTTTCGCCGCAGACAGCCCTGGAAAGGTGATGGAGTTGGAGTCTGACTGATAGAACTCCCGTGTCCCCGGTTGATTAAGGACGAAGAAGGTGTCAAGATACTGGACGAAGTCTCCGCCCAGAAAGTTCGGATCGATGATCTGAACTAAGACATCGGTGGCGAGTTCAATCGTCCATCCAGAGGTTGACCCGTCAACAAGGATGATATACTCCCCGTTGTCTGCCATCGAAACCGGATTAACCCCAGGGGAGTTAATGACCCCAAGTGAGGTCAGGCTCCAGTCATCGTTGATCCGGTAAACCGTCTCCCCGAGCACGCCGTAAAGGACAAGATTCGTGGCGAGGTAGAGTCCTCGCCACGCAGTTGGAGTCGCCCCGGAAGCCAGCCTTACCAGCCCTGGAGTCTGATACTGGGTGACCGGAACTTCCGCATCCTCTTGATTCTTCTCCGGGAAGAGATTGACACAGCGCTGCGCATTCGCGATAACACTTCGCGCAACATAGGCTCCACCAATGAGAGGAATCGTAGGCATTTAGGCGCTCAGCAGACGGTTCCAGATGCCAACGGCAGCGCAGACGTAAAGGGCGGTCAGACCGGCAGCCTGCGCCACGCCGGTTGCTCCTGCTGTTCCATTGATCGTGCTTCCGCCCCGAGCAAAAACCGTCATAGAGTCCGCCGCATCAGCGTTGACCACGATCATCATCGCACCAGGGCTGGCTGCAGGCAGTGCCACTCCATCCGCCGCAGTCGCAACGGCTGTGATACGCGAGATGGTTTCGGTGAGGAGCACTGAGGTGTCAACCGTGCCACTCGGCGTCGCAGTGATTCCATTCTCATACGCCACCTGGGGGTAGCTGAGGGCTTTGTTCAGAGCATCGCCATTGATCAGGCGAAACCCAGACTCAAAAAGTTTCTGAAGCATTGTACTTTCCTTTCAGCGCTGTGCGCTCAGTGCCACTCGTCTGCGAGGATATTGTAGATGCCAGTACGAGCGAGACCACCGGGCATCTCCAAATTAGCAACCTGGGTGTTGTTGTTCTTGAGACCGTTCACGGCGTTTCGAAGCATCGAGTTCAACTCCGAGTCTGGCGGAAGCTTCCCAACAGCCCAGCGGAGCCACCGTGCGAGCGTGAGTTCGAGCACCAAAAAGTACTCTGGAGGAAGATACAAGATGTCGTCCAACCCCGCCACATTCGGGAGCGGCTGCCTTACCACAATGTGCATTTCGAACTGACCAGGAAGCGGGAGTGGCCAGAAGTAGACAAGACCGAGCGGACTTGCAGGATCGTAGAAGTAGTGGGTGGGAAAGTTCTGCTGGAACTTGAGCCGAATCTCAGAGTAATCCTCTCGGGAAAGGATCGGAAGAAGGGGATAGTCAACTGGTTGTGCTGGGCTACTCGCTAGCATCCGCGAGTACGCCTTCTCGATCTGAACTGGGCGGAAACCCCAGGGTTGCCCCGAGCCGAAATCGTTGTTGAAATCCGCGTTGAAGTCGGAGTTGACGCTGAAATCCCCTCCCGCGCCAACCGTGTAGTAGAGCTGGCCGGTAGAAGTTGATCCCTGCCCAGACGCAGCGATGTCGATGAGTCTCCAAGCAAACCATCGTTTTGTCGCCCAGAAGCTCAGGAGCCAATTGAACCGTTTGAACGCGCGGTTGATCGTCTCCATTGGGGCAGACTCACCCAAGCCCACCACACCAGAGTCCTGGAGCGCAAGCATGATAATGTCGCGCGGAGTCGAGTGTGTCGGGCTTGGGTCGATTGCCACGGAAGGAGCTTTCGGTTACGACTTCGGAGCAGGCGGAACGGGAGGAGTTAGTGGTGCAGGTTTTGCTGGTTTCTCCGGCTCAACAACTGCCGGCTCCGGCTTGTGCTTGCCGGCCTCCAGCTCCTTCTTCAGCTCCTCCAACCTCGCCTGGGATTCGGCAAGGAGCTTCTCAAGGTTCCCCTTGTCCGCCTCCAGCTTCGCAATATTCGCGACCGGCACAACCTCGTCGATCATGCGGAGTTCTTCGGCCTGGGAAGAGACCTTCATCCGCTTGCCGTTCTTGAGGGAAATCATCTTCGGGTACTCCGAGTAGGAGTACTTCGGGAACTTCCCGTCCTTTTCCATCTTGGCGTAAACGCCTTTGTAGAGTGTGTTGGATGACATTTGATTTGGCTCCGTGGTTAGAGATCGTTTAGGGAAATTTCTTCCCGCACAGTTGGACTAAATGCTTTCCTAAGCACTTGCTCAGGATGAACTTCGTGTAACACACCTTTCATTCCAGCTCGCCAAAAAATGGCTTCCTCTTTCGTCTTAAACCATTTGTGATGGCGCACCTTATTTACACTCACGTAGGCTTCCCACAATTTGTGAGTCGAGCTGAAACTAACTCCTGTAACCCCACTAGAACTGTCTTTTCTGACTCCAACATTTTGTGACTGCCCTTTAGGAGTAACTTCTTTTAAGTTCGTCCAGATATTGTTCGCGCGGTGTCCGTCATCATGATCTATTTCATCTGTGGGCCATTGTCCTGTTACTATCAGCCAGATTAGAATGTGAGCCTTGTAGAGATGACCTTCCAATCTGACTTCGATGTAACCTCGATGCAGACTCAGATTCCCAGCAGGTTTTCCCGCAAAATGCCCGTTCCATCTATTACAAACTCGCCAGTTCCCATTGAACATTTCAAGTGAGCGTTTCTTCCAAAGAAGAAGGCCCGTTTTTGGATTGTATTCAAGGACTTGCCTGACATAGTCTGCCGTGATACCATCATATTTGGCCATCGATCCATCCTCTTGCACAGGATAATGACGGCCTTTAAGACCGCCATGGCATTTACCCTACCATGGCGGTCTTTTATTGTCAAACGTTTAGGACGTTGTCCGCAACCGCGACGACCCATTCTGGCCTAACCCACAGATAACCATAGAGCACATCGAGACGAGTGAAGAAAACGTCGTCACGGATATCATACTGGCTGACCAGCCGCATCGACACCCCGTCGAACTGATCCCGGCTTGCTTCAGCCACACCCTGCGGAAGCTCCAAATCCGCCGTCGCCATAATGACCGCCTCGGGGACGTAGACGAGGTTTTTCCGATAAGTTGTGCTCGCTGGGTTGACCATCAAAATGTCCGCACCGTTTAAAGGACTTGCCGTCACCGTCTGATACTGCACCGGAGAGCCTCCAACCGGAGGCACAATCGCAGGGTAGATTGGAACACTCGTGGCGTTGTTCGCAACGTCGTCCGTCACGACAAACTGCATCAGCGCGCCAGTATCAACCTTGGTGACTCGGTTGACCGCGTTGACGCCTTCCAGCGTGATGATGTCGCCGACGTTGAAGCCACCCGCGATTGCAGTGGTCGTCAGGCTCAGCCCCGTCTGGTTCGCGCCCGAGACAGTGCTCGCCCCAGCATAAGCCGATCCAGTATGGCTCAGAATCGTCTGATCCTTGTACCACGTCAGGCCGAGACCGGATTTGATTTCCGCATCCTCATACTGCTGGGAGATGCGGGGAGCGGGATTGAGCAAACCGGCAAGCGAGCCGACCGTCTTCGCCATCGTGAAGGGGTTCAGGACAGCGAGGCGGTTCACATTCGGAGCCGAACGCTGGTCAAGCAGCGCATTCGCGCTAAGCCAGGTGAAGGCAGTCGGAGCGAGGATAGAGCCGTCCGCAGCCTGATTCGCCACGAAGTTGCCCGTCCCAGCCTCGGCTCCAGTCATCACGTCCGCTGCGATGTTACCGACCAGATTGTTGATCGCTGGGGCGAGGATTCGACGAGAAAAGTCGTCCAAGCTCATGGCCCGATCGACTGAGGTGAACGCCAAGTCCACACCCTTCTGCGTCGCAACCGTGAGCGTCGTGCTCTGCTCCGTCGTGTCCTGTGGCTGGGCAGCCGCGCCGGTTCGGACAGTATAATCGTTCGGAAGACGAATGCGCAGAGCCTGCCCAATCTTGGCTCCGCTCTGCGCAAACATATCATCATACTGCTTGTCGATATGCTGGATGAAGCTGTTCGTGTTCTTGAACAGACGCAGGCTTTCCCGCGTGATCATGTTGATAGTAAGAAGTGAGTTGGCCATAGCCATGCCCTTTCGATGGTGGAGCCTTATCGTTGCTCCGTCCCGTCGAGGGCCTGTCCTCGATACTTACAGGCTGCGCAGGGGGAGTTTTGTGTCCGCCCCAGAAGGACAGAGCGCCAAAGGCGCTCAGTATCTCCGAGAAGATGACGCCGCTTTGTCCCGCTGCGTCATCCAGTCTCCAAGAGAAAGATTTGGATCGGCAAGGTCCCCGGCGATTGGAGCTGACTTTCCCCCCGAGGTTTTCGGAGTAATCGGGGCGGGAGGTGGGTTGACCGGAGCCGTTCTTGGCTTCGGAGCGGGGGCTCCCTTCCCTTTTCCTTGCTGAATCTTCGTCAAAGCAACCGCCATCTTGGTTGGAGAAAGGTTTATGATGCCCCCAGCCTTCTGCAAATCCTGAGAGAGGTCGTAAAGGAGCTGAGCGGCGCCTTCGTCCGTCTCCCCTGCGTCCATCACGGCGTCAAGGAACGTGTTGGGAAGCTGCCCAAGCATCTGATTCATCGTGTTGATGCGGAGCATGAAGTCGGGCGAGAGCCCAAGACCGGCCGTCGCAACTGCCTGCGCCTTTTCCTCTCTCCGCATCTGCTCGGCGAGAAGCTGCGCCTCGTTTATGAGATTTGGCCGAGCCTGCGGAGCAGGTTGTGGTGGTGCTGCCGGGTCCAGCGTCTGGCCGAGCTGCATAAGTTCCAACTGCCGTTCCAGGTCTGCTTTCTGCCTGGTCAGGGCGGAGACTCGCCGCTGCATAACCTCGACCGGGACCATCGCGGGAGCAGGCGGGGCTGGAGGCTCGGTGACTTCCAGCTCAGGAGCTGGGGCCTCCGGCTCCACAACAGGCTCTGTTCCATCCGCAGCAGCAGAAGCCCCTTCCGGGGTCTCCCACAAGATCAGTTCGAAAAACCTTAACAGCTTGATGTTCATTTTGGCTCCGGCTCCTTACAAGTCCATCTTAATCTGCGGGACATGCCTCCGTGTCGCCGCGAGACTTTGGTCTCTGATTAGACCATCGTGAATGGTCGCTTTCAAGTCTTCTGCGATGTTCGTGGCCAAAGTCCTGGCAAGGGTGGCCCGTGCAACGCCGATAAAGTGTGCCCAGTACGCGCGGACGAAGTCATTCTGACTCGGAAACGCGGAGTAGAATCCTGGCATCTTTGATGCGTAGACCTCGTATAGCTCGGCGCAGAACGCCTTGGCGCTACGAGCAACAACTCGGTGGGCGCGAGGGGAGTTATCGGTGGTTAGAGTCGCTCCCGAGCCCGTCGAGGCGACTAGGGCGCGAAATTCATCTTCGGTCATCAAGGTTGCTCCGAGAAGGGGTCATAATCAACGGGGATAAGGAGTGGGGAGGCTCCAAGTCCGCCGGAGTGAAGCAAGTTCGCTGAGTCCACCTTCTTCGGATCGAACATGGCGAATTGGGAGCGGAGCACATTTGGGCGGAGAAAGACGTACTGGTTCTGTGGTCCACCCATGTCTTGCATCCCCTGAATGACCAGCGCATCAGCCTCCCGTTTGTGTGCAGCCTCAATCAGCTTGGACATGACCGCCCCACTGTAACTCGGGTTCCCACTCACCGCAGTCCAATCAACTGCGAGGGTGTTCTTCGGATTCGCGAAGAGCGGGAAGGTCTGGCCGTGGCCAACATCAGCATCGATTCCGCCCGAGTACTGCGCCGCGATCTCCGGCGTGTCTGTCGTGAAGATTCCTCGCTCGACGTTCTTCGTATCTTTCGGGTCGCTGAAAGCGTGATACTTTTCCGCCTGTGGCCCCCAGATACCTTCGGCCGGGACAGCCGGTGCCTTGACCTTTGTCTCAAACGCCCCGTGGTAGAGGGGGAAGTTGGTGTTAAACCCGAGGGACTCGGCGCGACGAAGAGTCTCAGCATAGGGGCCAGAAGCTTCCTGCCCCGGCCGACGGACTGCCGAGTGTAGGTCTGCCCAGTTGATCGGGTAGAGAGCATCTTCGATCGGAGTTGTTGGTGGTGGGGTATAGGTTGATGGAGCAGCTTTAGCCTCCGCCTGACTTTTCATTGCAGCATCAAGCTCTGCCTTTGAAGGGAAACCCTCAGCAAACTTGAATTTGTGCGGACCAGCCCAATCATCAAGCTTTTTCGCGGCGGACTCAAAATGAGTCAACTCATGCGGCTCCACATAAGAGCCTAATCCCTCCATCGCATCTGCAACAGTCGGATACTGTTCAGGAAATTGCTTCAGCGCATCAAGAAGCTCCCCCGCCGCTCGAGCCTCCTGTTCGTTCATTCCGTAGGTTGCTGGATGCTCGTTCCAGGAAGCGTTGTGTGGGTGGGAGTATTCGTGTGCGTTTGGTATAAATGTTCCTTCCAAATATGCGGCTTGCGCCTCATGTTTTCCCAAAACCTTAGCAGCTTCAAGAGGAGATTTAAGATTATGCTCCTTCATCGCAGCTACAATAGCTTGAGTTGCCGGGAAAAATGAGGACGTTTTGTCGAAAGACTGAAGAAATTCTTGGGTTGGAAACTGCCAGCCAGCACCAACAGCCCCCGAAGGTTTGCTCGGACCCCCCATTGCGAGCCCTGCCAGCGCCTGGACTCGTTTCAGCCCCTCCGGGGTCATTGGGTCCAATCGGCCCATCGCCGCATCCCCCGGAGCAGTGACCGCCCCAAGCAGCTCATTGATCTTCTCCTTCCCATAAATCTTGATCGCCTCCTGCACGAACGGAAGGTAGTCAGTCCAACTCATCGGACCTTGGCGAGCCTCAGTCGGCCCCTTGGGCAGGTCCGTCCAGGGGTCGTGATCGACTGGGAAGAAGCTAACCTTGCCCTTGGCCACCGTCACCTCCTGGCATTACTCGGAGAAACTTCCCAGCCCGCATCGGATCGGGGACGTAGTGGTGGCCGTCCGGCGCGAGCCGTGCCCCCTCTACCGGAGCAGCCTGCCCACCACCACCGAGTGGGAGCTGCATCTGACCCGATGCCTCGGCCGTGCGGGACTTCAAGCTCGAGTCCACCGACTCCTGACTCGCGTCCAGGTTGTCCGTCATCATGTCCCGCATCAACTGTACTGTCGCGAGGGCATGTTGCTGCTGGCTCATCCCGGCATCCTGCAAGACCTTGAGTCTCTCCGTAAACGCCTTGTAAATGTCCACATCTCGCTTCTCATCTCGGCCCTTCGCGCGGACCTTCGCCCCGGCGTTCTCTTCCGTAAGCTTCGCAATGAGCTGCTTCGCTTGCTCAAGTTGTTGCATGAGCATCTGCTCATTCTGGCTCGGCCCCTGCCCAAGAGCCTGCGGGGGAACCATCCGCCGAAGGCGCTCCGCCGCCTCGTCCGCGAACATGAAGTCGCCCGAGCGGAACAGCAGGTCACCAATCACTCCCGCAAGCTGCGGAGCCTGAGTCAGCAACAGCACCAGCGCGTTGAAGGTTTCCTCTCGTCTCGTCGCATAGCCGGGCCCAACGTCTGCAATCACATCGTACTGGCCGATGGTCGGATTGAAAATCCGTTCAATAACCTCGTTGTTCTCGTTCTGGATAACCTCAAAAGCTTTCTGAGCACCTGGATCGATCTTGATGTCCAGGCTCTGCCCGTCCTCTGCAAGAATCTGCACCATCTGCTGGGGTTCGTAAATCCTCGGCCCGGTATCGAGGAAGATCTTCCCGACAAACTTGATTGCGATCGCCTGAGCATCATTGTAGTGATAGGTCGAGCGATCCCCCATCCGCTGTCGCTCATTGATGGCTTTTCCTGACCGTTCGTTGCTCGGGGCTCCCATCTGGGACTCATATTGCCCCGACACCATCGCCATCTCACGCGAGGCGACTTCCATTCCGGTCAGTGCGACTGGTGCCGCCACCGGCGGCTCAACCCTCTGCGGGGGAGGAATCGGCTCCCCTTCCTCATTGAAGGCGTTGTAGATCAGAACCGACTTGTTCTGCCTATTCGCATTATTCCATAGATTCTCCAGCCCATCGATCGACTCCGCCGCTGCAATCCAAGGAGTCTTGGTCTGAAGCGCACCGTACTCCACAGCCGCACTGTTATGCGTTGGCACCATCCCCTCTCCAGCTAAGAACAGATGAGACTCCGTATTCAATGCCACACATTTAGTTGGTACAGATGGAATTTCAATTACTGATTTTATTTCGTGACGTTTAGTTCTTCTAAGATGAATTACTCTCTCTTTTTTCTGTTGCGAACTTTTTCTTTTTAACCTGAAAACATTCATATCAGGAGTTGCTGTAAAAGAAAACTGATACGCCCCATGAGAAGTATAAACTTCTCCTGAGGGAAAAAGTTTAGAATGTGCTTTTCTATAAACAAACTTAGCTTTGACCCCAAGAGAACGTAGTAGCTCACTGAAGTCTAAGGCTAATCTATGATCAGCTGTTGTAAAAGAGCAAACATTACAATCAATTGTACCATCAGTGTCCATAAGACCTTGCAAAAGTTGTTCTCTTTGTTCATGAGAACCACGAAGGTATTGCCCAGGAATATGCTTATTCCCAAGAAGACCTAAGCTTGTGAAAAGATGACGAACATTGTGAACAGTCATTGCTCCAGCAGTTTTGTCCCCATATACACGGGGGTCGCCAACCTTATAACCAAGCTCAAGCAAATTATAACGCATTTCTTGCATATCCTCAAAACCAGAAGTAATTTGAGGTTCTGCTGTAGTGCCATCTCCCAGCCAAACACCCAAAAGATATGGGTGTAAAGGCAACTCTTTTTCTTCAAGAGACAAGGAGTCTGTCATCCAGATAAAGTGTTTTTTAGGAGTTAACTCTTCCGTTGGGATTGTTTTCTTATTCCAATCCCAAGTAGCACTTTTTCTCTTTCCGCGTTCTTCTACAGTCCACAAGTGTTCAGCATCTGCATCAATGTGAGTACCATCTCCAAAAGTAACACGAAAACACTTCCGCTGCACATGGATAGGACTAGTTCCAACTACCTGACAAGGCTTACCTTTTTCATCAAAAAGCCAGTCTCCAGTTTTAACATTTCCCATTGTAGTCCAACCAAAAGGAGTTGGTAAAGGAGTGTCCAGCGATAGAGGGGACCACCAGTTATACATACGCTGAGGGTCCTTCAGCGCCCTCGTATGGCTCTTCCTGTCAATCTTCCCGTCAATCACCACCTCTTCGGCGATGAACGGGATAATTGGGATGTATTTCCCCGGCCAGATGTTGGTTTCAACCTCTTCATCCCCAACAATGTAGCTCCAAACCACCTTTTTTCGCTTAACCGGACGTGACCTTGCACGCAGCTTGTCCGCTTTCCACTCCTTCACCAGCTCCTTCGGGGTCTCGGACTCAAACGCAAGGAGCGGAGGGACACCTTCCTCTTCTGCAAAGACCTGCCAAAGGGTGTCATCCTCGGACTCGATCCGAAAATACTCCGCTGTTCGCACATATTGGTCGTTGATCCAGCTCCCAGGGACTATTGCCCCTCCCATCCGCGCCGCTTCGGCGAGTTCCGGATACTCCCGCTCAAACTCCTTCCGATCCATGTCGGAATAGATGAAACCGAAGCGCATATCGGACTTATCTCGCTCCGTTGCTCCCGGATCAATGTAGACCTTCAGCGGATCAGGGATTCGGACGATCCGAAGCTGCTGCAAAAAGCTGTTTTCCGCCACGTACTCCGTCGCGACGCGAGCATAGCCGAACCCGCCCTGGACCATGTGCTCGACTGCGGTAGAGTAAACCTCGCTCGCATCGGAATAGGCTTCAATCCGGCGCGCAAGTGCCATCCAGATCTGGGCAGCCTCATAGGTTGCGCCATTCCCAGTGGCCATGTACTTGATCGCGGCCTTGTTCTGTTTCGCCTCGTTGATGATGTTGAAGTTATGCTGCCGAACCTTGTTAATGGTCAGACAGGGCCGACGGTCCCCCGCTCGCGCGTTCCGATCCTCATTATTCCACTGATACCCGTTGTCCGAGTCTCCGTTCGCGAAACGATAATCGTCGTTGTATCGCTGCCGAGTGTAGGATTCGTGCTTATTGCACAGCTCAAAACGCTCCTGAGCCTCTTTCACAACAGGCGAGATCGTGGTCGGGACCGGGTCTAGCATTTAGCTCATCCATCCTGTTGCGGCACTTGCGCCATTCTTTAGTCGATCCCAAAAAGTCTCTTCCGGCTCGTTATCTCCGACCTCGACTTGGGAGGCCCGAGTTCGCCGAGAGTGTGGTTGCTGGAGTGCGATTACAGAGTAACGGAAGGCGTCTGCCGCGTGCGAGGTCCAGTCGTGCACTGGCTCCTTCGTGAAAGTTTTCTTAATTGGGTCTTCGACGAGTTCATATCGGTAGTGGCGAAGGGCCTGGAGCCCGTCAGCACACTTTTCCTGATCAAAATACGCAGAAGGGAAGACCGTTCGGGCCAAATTGATGCCGGAGCTAACCTTGAGGCTCGGCACCCGTCGGACTCGGAGACCAAGCTTCGCCACTCGCTGAGCAATGGCAACCCCACCCCCACCTTTTGTCTTCGAAAAGGCGTCGTGAGGAAGCCATACAGTGTCAAGGAAGTACCCTCTCCCTTGCGCGATCTTCATATCCTCTTCAATCGTGGTCCGAGTCGCCTCGTAATAGTCGATGTAACGAGCTTCACGAGCAACATACTGCATGAACCAGATGGCTGTGGCGTCACGCCAGCCGATGTCGAGCACCAAGTGGACCCCTACCGTCGGATCGTACTCGACCTTCCCGATCTGGCCGGCAGCGCTAGCTGCGCGCAGCTCATCCGCGTAGACCGCACCTTCCAGCACCACCTTGCACTTACCACGATAAACATGCAGGTAGGAGTCGAAGTCGGTTTCCTTCAGGTACTCCGCCTCAGCCGCGATGCTCGCGGGGCACCACGGGTTGTCATCGTAATGAATCTCGCAGACCCAAGCATCCGGGGGTGGGTTGAGCACGAATCTGCGGTAAGTTTCGTCGGTTTCCAGCTCCGGATTGAAACTAACCCAGATTTCCGACCCCTCTTTTCGGATCGTCGGGATCAGCACTTGCCAGGAAGAGCGGGACATGTTCACCGCCTCTTCTGGCCAGCAAATATCAATGCCCTCATAGCTCTTGATCTTCTGGATATTATGCCGGATACCCTCGAAGGAGACCTCGCTCCCGGCTCCCGGGCCGGCCACACACTTGATCGTGGCTTGCTGGATTTCAAAAAGCGTCGTCAGGCCAAGAATTTCGATCTGATCACTCAGCAGCCTATGGACCGAGTCCTTGATCGAGTTCATCTGTTCGCGAACGCACAGGACCCGTGTCGGCTGCTGGACCATGCGAAGAATAATCGCCCGAGCAATCGCCCAGGACTTGCCTCCACCACGCCCACCCCAGAGCACCTTGTAGCGATGCGGCTCAAAGAGCGGGGCTAGCTTGGGTGGGAATTGTGCGTTGACTTGGAGCGCTTGGGCCACGGCGGGGCGTCACATTGGGGACAGAGGAACCGATGGGACGGGGGCCGTAGCCCCCTCCTTTACTGCAAGCGATACCAAATGCCCGTCGCTGCATTGTAGGCGAACTCAATCGAGCCTGCCGCAGTCATCGCAGTCACGGGGTCATTGATCGTGTCGGTGCCACCTGGAGTCAATGTCAGCGCCGTAACGATAACAGACGAGAAGAGGTGAAAGACGGTGCCATTTTCAGGTGAGGTCGGAAGAACATACGTCCGAGCTGCAAGAGTGCCAGCAGCATCGAGCGAATAGTAACCTCCGGTAGAGGGCACCGTAACAGACGCCCCCGTCACAGCGCCAGGCTCCGCAACAAGCATCAACGCCCGCATCTGATTGACCGTGGCGTAAATTGTCTGTGGCTGCCTCCCCTGGGAGAATCCAGTGTCCAGAGGAAACTTCTCAGTGCCAAGAAGGGGAGTGTAGGTAGGAAGCTGATCAGTGAACTGACCTCCCGCGAGCGCAGCGGTCGCGACTAGCGCCGCCATCGCCCCGAAGAGCCATCGAAAAGTGATCTTAGGCATTAAACTTATCCTTTCACAGCTTGAATCGCAGCAGCGAGCTGCGAAGGAGGAGGGGACGCCGGTTCAGGGCCGAGCGAACATTGGGAACCGATCCCAATTTCATTCATGATTGCACGACTCCGAGCTTCGCGGGCAACTTCGCGCCCACTCTTTTCTTCGTGCTGCGGGACTTGGGGGCGCATTTTCCCCGCCGGAGGCATCATTTTGACCATGAGCCTCAGACCTTGTGCTTTTCTTTGCAGAAGTGGCTCTTGAGTGCTCCGACGCCGCCCTTCAGCGAGAACGCATTTCCGTTCCCCATCTTCGCCGGGCCAGCAATCCTCTTCGCCTCCCCCATCGGGGCGGAGACCTTGCTCGATCCCTGGGCAGCTTTTAGGGCCGCTGCCGGTTTGCCCATCATCATTTTCATGCGCGCGACCGTAAGTTTGAGTTTCGCCGGGGGTATTCTGGCGCGGAAGGCCTTTTTTTGCAAGCCCTGCTTGTCGGAACCTGCTTTGCGTGGCCCGACTTCGTCGTGAGATCGCAAGGCACTGCGGAGGCTACCCGATCGGGCCTTTTCCTAACCAGTGGAAGATCGGGGCGGGGCCGGAGTCCCTTGCAGCCCAGAGCGCTTCGGAGAATCTGTCAAAAATTGGTGTCTCTTCGGGAACATTTGTCACATGACGAAGTGCCACGATCGCGTGGATGCTCTTCTCCGGGAACGCGGCGCGAAGCACCGGGAGGTAGAGGGAGTCTAGTTGCTTTCTTGCTGCCGCAAGGTCGGTCAATTTGACCTCTACCACCACAACTCGACGCTCTGACTCAAGAAGGAGGTCTGTCTGGCACCATCCAGGGGCAGACCCCTCTCGATACTCGAACCATTGGCCGTGAGTTGCTGCTGGCAGGGCCTTTGCAAGTGCACGCTCATAGGCGATCCCAAGGCGCTTTGCCCCTCGAAGTCGCCGTGGAGCCGGAATGAACTTGGGCTTCAAGCATGGCGCGGCGTAGGAGATGAATCTTTCTCGAAGATTCTCTTGCACAGTTGAGCCTCTTCCCTCGATCAGGGTGCCCACACAGCCCCGACTCCTCCAAGATCAATAAGAACCAACCCGCCGCTTGCTGTGCAGGATATTGTTCGCGGGGTCTCCGTCGCAGTCGCCAAATAATGCGCGGAAGAATACGATATGCTCGATGCGATAGTGCCATCGACGTTCTCAGTCGCCCCGACCCATGCATTTGTCGGGGCTATGAAATATGCTGTCGCGCAAAACCCAACGAACACGGAGCCGGTAGTGATGTTTGAATTTAAACTATAAGCATTGGTGCCATCAGAAACAGTCGATCCAGCAGCGGTGGGCACGCCCCCCAATGCGTATACTGAAATCGCCCCTGCATTTATGGTTCCAGAGTCCGCCGTGAAAACGATATTGGCTGTGGCCCCAGTCGGAACATTCGCCGAATAGAGTGCGGTTACGTAAAATGTGGTGCTGTCTAGCACACTAACTTGGACAGATGCGGCGACGCCGCCAATGGTTGCTGACGGAGCAACATGGGCTGCTGCTGCGTTGTAATATACAATTAGGCCGACGACGACGATGCGGTCAGAAGCCGCCGTGCCGATATCCGCAGCATTGAACGTCAAGGTCGAGAGTGGCGCCCCGGATTGGTCTACACCATAGCTCGCACGATAGGATACAGACGCGCCGCTGCCGCCAGCTATGTATGACGGGTATGGATAGAGCGCGAGCGCCGCTGTAGGTGCAACAGCCAACGCAAGAGCAAGCAGAAAGTGGAGTAGTATTCGCACCGCTTAGAATCTCTTATTAATCGTGCAGAGAAGATTGCTCGTCGTCCGCGCGATGCAGGAAACCACGTCAACTTTGTTCGCCACAGCCGAGATCGTAGGCGTTCCAGCCGCACCCCAATTAAATGCCGCGTTCCAGTTTACGGTATAAGGACCGGCCCCGACATCAAGCTGAAGCGTGTAGGTGAGCCCCTCGATGACATTTGTGGGGGCGGCGAACGTGTGGCCGGAAGCTGTCAGGGTGATCTTGGCGTTGTAGCCTGACGCCATGTTCCAGTTAATCGTCGCTGCGTCGGTAAGGGTTTGGGCGGCAGCGGAACCAGACAGTGCCCCAGGAGTCACAACCGTAGTCGTGCTGGTTCCGGTCCGAACATCTGATGCAGCAGCGGTCGGGAGGTTTCCGGTGGGCAATGTCCCGGTGACATCTGCGGTTAGGCTGACCGGACCGAAGGTTGGTGCCCCTGCGGCGTTTCCGTGAAGGACCGTCGTCGTGGTTCCAAGAGAGGCCAGCACCTTTGGTGCTGCACCCGCACCACCCCCAAGCATCAGCGCATTGCTCGTGAGCAGCGCTGAACTGGCCCAGGTGGACGCGGACGAGAAGTAGGGGACTCCACCGGAGGTTCCAGCAACAGTTAGGGCAAAAGTCCCGGTCGTGGTGACGGGGCTCCCTGCGATTGAAATGAGCCCGCCCGTGAAGGATGCGCCGACACTGGTAACAGGGTAATCGCATGAGGCGCTCAGCCCTATTCCATTGGACTTCCAATAACAGCCCGAAGTAGCATAAAGCATCGGGATGAAGGAGTCTGCGATGTTGGTGACAGCGGTGCCAACGTTCGGCCCGGTAATCGCCCCCGCGCCATTGGCGGTGAAAGTGCTCGCGGCCGAGTTCTTGATCTGAGTTGGTGTCTGCTCGGTGGCGGAGGCGGCAAAGCTTCCGAGCAAAAGAAAAAGGGTGGCAATCTTACGCATGGTCAATTCCCAAAGCAGGCCCAATTCACTTGGGCAGTGTCGCCAGCGTTGCTTGAAGAAGGAGTGACGGTGGTGGTCGAGGAGGCGACCTTAAGCACCCCCGCGAGTGTGCCAGTCCCGGTCCAGGTCAGCACACAGGTAGGAGCGGAAGTGTAGGTGCTGGCGAGGGTCTGCGCCGAGCATGTTCCGGCCGCCATCACACAAGTGCCCCGGTCGGAGAGATTCAATCGCTTCGCCTGCAACTCCGCGTTGAAGATGTTCTGGGCCGTCCAAGCGTTGGTGGACTGCTGCACAGCGGAGGAATCAATGATATTGGCCAGGAGCGAGTTGAGGGTCGTTGCCGAAATCTGCCCCGAACCGTTGGTCACGATGTTGGTCGAGTTTTGGGACTGGAGCGCGGCGCGAGTGGTTTCTGTCGCCCGAGTCTGCCCACAAGAGAAGGCGAGAAGGACTGCGATAGCGAGAGCAAAGTGCCGGACCTTCACTTCTTCCCCCGCATTTTATCCAGCTTCTTCTGGCCGGCCGCGTCTTTCTTCTTGTCGTAATCGCTGCGTTCATATGCCTTGAGGCTCATCCCCTTCTTCTTCGCGGTCTTGCGATCCTCAGCCATGTCAGCCTTCGAGCCTTCGTACTTTTTGGGGGATTTCATCTGGACCTCGCGCGGACAGGGGTGGCCGGGCACAAGTATGCCGGAGAAGGGCGCGACGGGCAAGAGGGGGGGAAAGGAGAAAAATGAAGAGGATGGGACTCAGGCCCTCCGTGAGATCGCAAGGCACTGCTGTGGGTGGGGGCGAGGGAGTCCAAAACCTCGCCCCCACATGCGGCCTGTTGTGGAGTCCCTTCACACAACGGGCGGCAAAGTTGTGAGACTGGGCACTGGGGAAGGATACCCAAACCCAGTCTCACTACGCCGTGCGGCGTAACCCTTTAGGCTGACATGAGCTTCGAACGAAGCAGATAACCTTCAAGCGCCCAAATCTTGCCCCGAGCATTGTCGCGGGCAATCTTCTTGCCGATCTCGGCGTCAAAGTTCTCCGGGCTTGCCGCGGCTGACTCACCAGTCACATGATAGCCGTTGCGAAGGGTCAGTGCGCAAATTGTGAGAGTCGTTCCGGGGAAAACATAATAGCTTTCCTTGACAATCTGCGCGTCGATGTGTTGCGGTGTCAGTCGTGGAGCGTTCAGGCCCTTGTTCTGGATTTCCTGCTCAATCGTGCCTTCGGTAAGTTGCCCAACCATTTGCTTCTTCCTCTATGGGATTGCACGGAACCGCCGTGCGCGGATCAGTTCGCCTCGAGTTCCAGCACCGCCCCGGCAGGCGGCAAGGCTGTCTGGCCGGAAAAGTCGATCTTGACTGAGATTGCGGCCGGGCCGCCGGGGCCAGCCTTCTGCCCGTTCTTCGCCGGAGCAACACTCCGGTCGAGCAGGAACTCCGCCATCTTCTGGAGCTGCCCGATGGAGAAGGACTCCGGGGAGGTCTCAAGTCTCTGCTGGATCTCATCCAGGAAGCTCACCCCGAGCGCGCCGATCCGGTCCTGAATCTGGGCGAAGAGGTCGTCAACCTGAGCCTGGTAGTACGCGACAAGTTCCTGAAAGGCCGGGTCAGCCTTGAGCGCCGAGACGGTCCCCGGTGCGTAGCCAGTGAGCGCCGCCGCCGCGACGTTGGACTTCCCCTCCGCGATCGCGCGAGCCAACATGTGATGAGTGTGGCGGAGCCGCAACATGGCGCTTCGGGGCGGAGCAAGGTGTCCCGCCGCAACATCGCCCGCCGTCAGCTCTCCCCCGAACTGCGGGGCGGTGCCTTGCCGAAGGCCCGCCCCCGCAATCAGGTCCAGCATGTCAATCACTGCCTCGTCCCTTCCGAGCTTGCGCTCCTTGATCACATCGCCCCCGCGCGGCACTTGGCCCTGACGGGTTCTTTCGGATCACTTTCCCTTTATCGCTCTGGCGTGGCGGGTTGTCAAGGGGCAGGAGCGAAAGTTTTTTGGCAGGGAGAGGACATTCGATGGGACGATGAAAAATTACACCCATGTCGAGATGGGTCCAGTCACGCCCAAGGGATCCCTTAAAGAAAAGCCCATGTCCCCCGGTCTGTTGCTGGCCGGGGGACTTTCTGTGGGGCTCCAGTCGGCGGG